GAATTCGACGCCTCCTTGGGCCAGGTAAACGTTGATCAAACTGATCCATGCGTCGTGCATTGTACATGCGTACACCTGGGGTAGGAACATTGTGCATGCCTGAGCGAAGCCGAAGCCGAGTTCATCATCCTCAATGGCCATATTGATGAGTGGTATGAGATCTGATGTCTCCATGCGCTGGCTCGAGACGTGGATGACATACTCGGGCCTGAGTCCCATGTTCCATGTGAAGTCTCGGGCACCTATTATGCCGCACAAGCCAGCATGGAGGACTGCAACAGCGCGCCATGCAATTGTGTGGGCGACATAGTCGTGCATGTGTCCGTGTTCGGGTAATGCCTTCAATGCGGATCCAATGTTGACGTCGGCATGTTGGGCGACATTCCGGTATGCAAAGATCGGGTGCATGCGACCGCCCGGGTTAATGTTCAGGCGCTTGATTGCACCCTCGAACCCGCGAATGAATGAGTCATCGACTGTGAGGTCAGCATTGACATTCCACATTTTGATGAACATGTATGTGAGGCCTGACACGTCATGGCCATTGTCATGAGCCCAACACAGGACTGCCAAGCCTGCTGCGACCCTGCGAGAGATCGGATCCCAGCCACCGGTGAGAATGTTGCTGTTGTCGAGGACATTATTCGATTGAGGGGGAAGGTACAGGCCCTCGTTGCACCAGGAGTATCGTAGATCAGTGCCGTTGGCAATGTTCATTGTGCCCGAGAAAGAGAATCCGACCTTCGATGATGAGAGACCCTTGACAGCAGTGATGCTCAAGATCGGATCAGGGAAAGTATGGTTAAAGAACTCGACGTCATTAAACATGTAAAAGTCATCACGTTCGGCGATAGTCATTGTGTGTGCATTAACCTTTGCGAGCTGATCGATGGTCATGAACAGGGCAGACGGGGTGTGTGAGGTGATGATGTGCTCAGCACAGCGGCGTCCTGCTGCGTTCACGCTGCGGGTGAGCATAAGCCTCTCCTTCGCTGAGTACATGCCAAGCACGACGTTAGATGACACAGCCTTTGCAAGCATCGATGATACGAAGCTGTCTGGCATGCAGGCCGAGATTGCGCTGGAGATCATTGCATCTACACCCGTTGTGGCAACCATTGCCTCATAGAGAGAGTTTATCTCGGGGGACTTCTCAAGGCCGAGCAGCGTCTTCCATGGATCTGCAAGTCTCATGTTCGCAAGTGCACGCCTAAGGAATGACTTCTTAACAACCTCGGGAGTCGAAGGGCCGTCACGTGTGCATGTGTACGGGTCAGCGAATAGTGCGCGTGCGCCAACTCTGTCCCATGGCTGAGCTTTAATGGTCTCAAATGCGGCAATTGATTGTGCGCTGAAGAACGGTCGGAAGCGCTTGTCCTGTTGGGCGGTGTACTCAGCTGCTGCAACGATCAGTGAGTTGAAGCGGGTGCGCCGGTCAGTTACTTCTTTTGTGACCCAGTTGATGATGTCCGGTATTCCCCAGCCATACTCTTCGCGGGGTGCCATGGCAACCACAGCACTGAAGTGAGGTGTAGCGCTGATGACTGTGTCGCTTGTGTACCCGATCTGGCAGAGAGCGAGATAGACGGCGACTGGGTACATGATGTTCGGATCGCCCCCATAATTGACGGCTCCAACGACAGATTGCATAATATCTTGGGCTGCATCGAACGGGTTCCTGACAGAATCCTCGTATGACACACCAGCTT